GGCGAGATCCGGGTACGCGCCGGAAGTCAGGCCGGGAACTTTTGCTGCATGATTCAGATCGGGCATTGCTGTTTTCTCCCTTGATGGTTTTCTCTCCCTGGGGTTTGTCGCGGGCCGGTCCAGGGAGAGGAAGTCCCGGCCCGCGTCCACTGTGTGGGGCAGCGGAATGGTTAGTACAGCGACATGTAAGGCCCGACGGCAGTAGTAAACGTGGTCGGAATATTCGCCGAACTGATATTGGCGATAGTCCCGAACGTTCCGCCAGTCTGTACGCCGGTCAGATATCCGGTCGGCGCGCCGCCTGTCTTGTATGCCGAGAACGTGGCCGCTGTGGTCCCGTTCCCCTGCACCCCGATGAAGTAGGAATTGGGGCCGGGAAGCACGATGGGACTTACCCACGCCTGACAACTCAGCAGCGATGTCGCGCCAACCGCGCCGGCGAGGGCCGAATTCGCGAGCAGTTTCCCGGTCACGTCCCAGATAGCGAAGATCTGGGAATCGGTAGAACCTCCGGAACCGCTCAGAATGCAGGCGCCGGTCGAGAGCGTGGTGTCTCCGACGTAGATCTGGGAAAACCAGAGTTTGCCCGATACGTCTGTGACCGCGGCCGGGGCCACCACATTGCCCGGTGTCGGGTACGTGGTCCAGAACGTGTAATTCGACTGGCCGCCGGTTTCCTGGTTCCAGCCGGAAGTCCACACGCCGGCCGTGCAGTAATAGGCCCGCGCGTCCTGCCCTGGCGTGTCGCTGTTCGCCGGAACGTAGATCACAGGCAGTGAATATTGCGCACTGGCCGTGCAGGATCCGGATGGAGGCGTAGCCGTGATCGCACCGCCCGAGAAGGGGCGCGAACTGTCGCCCGATCCGGTTGCCACGTTTCCGACCCATACTTTGCGGCCGCTGATGTGAGCCGTCGCCGAGCTGCCGAGTTGCCCGCGCTTCACGTTGAAGCAGGTAGCGGACGTGCCGGCGGTGGTGACCTGGACGGCTTCTTTGTCGAACACGAGGAACGATCCGCCCTGCGAAACAGAGCGGACGTTGATGTTTGTCGCCGAGGCCACACAGATGAACGTCTGCCCGGCTGTAACTGCGGCGCTGAGAGTGGTATTGGTCGTATCGACCGATCCGCCGTTCACGCCGGTTGCGAACGCGGGCAGCGCCGCGAGCGCGAGAAAGAGAGAGAGGATTTTCGTTATGATGGTCATGGAATTTGTCTCCTGTTCGTTGTCGTTTTCTGGCTGCGGTTTAGGAACCAGCGATGCGAACAGATCCCTCCGAATACAGCGGTCCGATGCCGTAGTACACGTCGATGCGGTTTGTGAACATGTCGCGAACGTTATCGAACATACGGACGAAGCGGAGCGAAACCCCGATATCCTTCGAGCGCTGCTCCATCGCCATATCAACGCCTTCCGGCACGTCGCCGGGGAAGCTGACGAAGGCATGCGCCTGGCGGGTCCAGAGGATTCCCTGGGTGGTCTGGACGCCAGCGAGCGCGGACTGTCCAGCCTGCGCCACGTGATAGAAACTCAGCAGCGCGCCGTCACCGGGGGAGTTCGTCACGTTCTGGAACTGGCCCGAGGGAACAATCGCCGGGATGAATGTCAGGGTAGCCGTTCCGCCGCCCGCCGTGTTCACGGTCGCCTGAATGCTGAAGTCCTGCAAAGATCCGGTCGAGGTCCGGTTCTGCGGATTCACGGCATAGACGCCGGTCCCGATCGCGCCCGCGACGGTGAACGTGTCGCCGATGTTGGCCCAGCCGTTCACGCTGCCGGTGCATCCGGATATGTTCAGCGTGTTGCCGGTCTGACCTGCACCCGAAACCGCCGGCGTTCCGCCGAGCGCGCCGATGGTCTGCACCGGGGCGTTCTGGTCCACCATCCAGTCGAGAGACAGCGCGTTGTCGATCTGGCCCGTCTTCCACTGTTTGGTGAGCGAGTCACCGGGATTGTAGAACTGCTTGGTGTAGGTGTTCCAGCCGGTGCGCATCGCCGAATTGATGACGAGGTTGCGCGCGCGCCGGAACTTCGCCTTGTCGAGCGGGAAACCCATTTCGTCCAGCTTCTGGGAAGCCTGCGAATAGGTGTTGAACGCATCGGAACCGGAGAGGCCGGGAGTGGTGCCGACCGTGCCGACAAAGTTCGCCGTGTTAATCATCATCGTGTTCGCGGCGTTGTAATCGAGCACGTTGCCGAGCGCCGTGTTATAGGGATCGAGATAACGGTCCTGGAAATCGTCCAGCGACAGGAACTTCTCGGCGGTAGAAAATTCGAACGCGACATTGTTCTGCTGGTTGATGGTGATCGGAACTTCGGTGTCTACCATCGCCTGCGGCTGATACGCCTGGCCGGAAGTCGCGACGGCTCGCGGAGGTTTGCGGACAAAGATCGTGTCCCCGATCTTGCCGCCTTTCTTGCCGAATTCCTGGTCGAGATCCCGGTACATGTTCGGGACTACGACGCAGTTGTTTTCGAGCACTTCAAGAGACGCATAGGTGATTTCCTGGCGCGTCAGGTACTGGTTTGCCATCTGAAAAGCCCTCTGGCGCGGCCTCAAAGCCGCCCGTGGTTCAGGCTGTGCGGCGCTGACGGCGTAACTGCTTGAATTCGTCGTAAGACGAGGCTTCAGACAGAGCCTTCGGCGGCGGCGCATCGGTCCCGTTCAATACTCTGGGCGGGGCCGCAACGCGGGTCACAGCGGGGGTCTTCTTTTCAGGAACGGTATTGGCGGGTGGGGTCGAGATCAGCTTTCCGATGTAGCCGAGTTCGAGCAATTGGGAGACGGGATCGAGAGAGCGGATGCGCTGGTAGTCGGCGGGGTTTTTCCCCAGATGATACAGCACGTCGGCGCCGGTTTCCGCGGCGTCGAAATACTGGATCATGGCCGGAGTCAGCACCAGGCCCGTTCCCGCCGCGGCGTCTGCCGCCGTCACGGTTGCGAAGTCCGGGTACTTGGCCGTTGCCGCTGTTACCTTGGCGCGGCGCGCGTCAATGACGGTGCGCTGTGCCTGTTGCGCCTGCTCTGCTTTCTGCTCCTGCCGACGATCCCACTTGCCGAGGTCGCGCAGATACGTTTCGTAACCGTTCGCACCTGCGTATTTGTCGTCTGTGGGTTTCGGCTCCGGGTCGTTCGGGTCCGCTGCCGCTTGCGCGGGCTCAGCTTTGGCCGGCTCTGCTGCGGGACGCTCAGAAGCGGGACGCCGCAGCGTCTCCATTTCCTGCTTCAACCGCGCGATTTCCGCGTCTGCTGTTCTGCGGGCTTCCGCCGCCCCGGCTTCACGCTCCAGCTTGTTGGCTTTCGCGTGCTGGTTCTTTGCTCGAAGTTCTTTAATCTGATCGTCAATCGACTTTTCAGCCGGTTTCGATTCCTGAGAAACGGGTTCCGCCGTGCCAGCCTCGGCGGCGCTTGGTGCTGGCGTGGCTTCTTCAGCCTGTGTAGGAGTTTCGGGTTCCTGTCCCTCCGGTTTCGGACGTGCTTCCTGACGGAGTTTCTTAAACTCGGCAAGGTCAGCAGCTTCCGAAAGCGGTTTAAGGTCGGGTGCTTCCATTCAGGTGCATATTAGCACCAAAACAGAAATCGAGGCAAATGTTTTATACGAAACCGATCAGATGAGAAGCCGCATGCCGTGACCGGCTATAAGACTTGAATCCTCTCAAGGAAGATGGTCAGATCATATGAATAAGACCCAGTTAAAGTTCCCGTCACGCTGTATTGTATGGTGCCGCCTGATGCAACGGAAAAACCACGGACCGTATTGACAAAGAGGGTTGAGCAAGACGAGAAAAGGTTGGTAAAGGAGTTGGAGTATGTGACAGAGGACGAGCCTCCGCTTACGTTTTCCGGATAAATTAGATTCGCCATGGGGGTCCCGGTCGCCATTGCATCGGATGCCTGATTACAGGACATCTGAATCGTTGCGCGGTAGGTGCAAACAGTAGTGGCGCTGGAAGGGCAACTGGCGATTGTCGTGGGCGATATCAGTCCCGTCTGCGCTGACTTTGCAACCGAATAGGATACGATTCCCGGCGGCACATACTGCGCCATGAGCGGCTTGGGTGCTGTCACCATCAGTGGGGCCAGCGCCGCGAGCGCAACGGAAGCGGCGAAGATGAGGCCGCAAACCAGACGGATTTTCGTGTCTTTCTTCATCAGTTCCCCCAGGTAACAGAAACCGTGCATCCGGTCGGGATGTACAGGTAGATTTCCGCCAGATTGACGTTCGCGCTCGACAGGAACTGAGCCCCGCCCGGCGCCATGAACATGCCGTGGGTCGCGTCGGTTGTCGGACCACCCCAGCGGATGTTGTCGGACGAGGCCGGGAGGTTGCCGAACTGCACCCACTGCGCGTTCTGCGCCGCGGCCTGAATCTGTACCGTGGAATTGGCGCCGGCGATATCGGCTATCGAGTGCGGGACTGTCTGAATGAATCCGTCCATGATGTGTCTCCTACGCCGCGATGGGCGGCTGTACTTCGTCTGGTGGCTGCATCTCCGCTACGGTTGACTGGTGTGCGAGGTCTGTCAGATGCTTCGCCGCATCGATATGTTTGCCGGTGATGTGCTTCGCGGCGTCGTGGCCCTGCTCCCCGATGGCTTTGATGATGTCGCCGATCAGTTGCAGGTGCTGCTTTTCGATCTCGCCGTGCGTCTTCATCGACTGCACCTGCACGCGGCCCTGCTGTTCGATCGTCTTCGTCTTCAGCGTCTCCACGGCCTGCTGAAGCAACTGTGTCAGCTTCTGATTCTGCGCCTGTAGCGCCGGAACCTGAGCCGCGAGTACCTGCGGCGGAACGCCTTTTCCGGACGCCTGGGCGATGGCCTGCTGGATCTGCGGCGGCTGCGCGGCAGTGGCGATCTCGGCCAGGTCCTCGTACCCGAACCGCTTGAAGATGGCTGGCAGATAGATCGGCAGTAACGCGGGGTCCATCTCGACTACCTTGAGCAGGAAGGCGTTTCCTTCCTGCATCTTCGTCGGATAACTGGGACCGTCGTAAATCACCACGCCATAGTCGCCGTCATCGATCGTCACGTGCGGCTGGCCTTCGAATCCCGGCACTTCCGGATTGACGCCTTCCGGCATCGACATGGTGATCGGGACTTTCTGCGTTTCGCCGGATTCCGAGCGCGTATCCCACAGCCGCGGGGTGTCCGCGAGAGCGATGAGCAGATCCACGATGACGCGCCCGGTGTGCCACATGGCGTCTGTGAGCGAGTCTTCGTACTGGATATTCGCCAGCGCCTGCTGCTGGTTGCGTTTATCGACCGCGATGCCGGAAAGATCCGCCTGGCT